CCCTTCCTTCTCCATATATAATTTCCAGCTTTATTATTTTTATTATAAATTACTTTATCAATATTTTTTATCCCAGAAATTTTAATAGCTTCTTCTAAATAATTCCATTCTTTAATAAAATTACCATCTAAATCATATTGTAAAATACTATCTTTAATTGTTGAATTTCTAAAAATATTATAGTTTTTAGGTATTTTACCTTTTTTAGCGTTAGACATTTTAGTTTTAGTTAAATCAGATATAATTCGACCATACCCACCTTCACCACCATCAGTCATATTTTTTAAATTAAACCCCCATGTTCTAAATTGCGAAATCCAATACATTTCCCAAAATTCCCATTCACAAATATCAACTTCATCAATAATTTCAATTATTGGTTTTTCATTTTTATTTAATAATGATTTAACCCAAGCATCTCGTTTATTTAACATTTTTTAGTTTTACCATCAAAAATATGTTGGTAATATCTTTGTTTTAAATTTTTAGTTTTACCGATATATTTAACACCGCTAGAATCTGATAAAGTATAAATTTTAATTTTTTCCATATCAATAAATATCGTTAAATTGAATTAAATTCTGATGCTCCAACTGGCGCACAAATTACCGTTCTAAATGCACCCTTATATCCCATTATCGTATGTTTATTATCAAAAAATTTCTTCCCATCATTAGCTATACTGTAATATCTGATATTTGTTTCATCAACAGCATAACCAATATAATCACCATAATTTAATTCAACGCTTAATTCATCTAATTGAGCTTGATAAATTCCAAAGGTTAATTGACCATCTTGAAGATATCTACCAGTACCATTTGAATTATATGTTTTATTCTCTGGTTCAGCCAATATTGGTACCACCTTAAGTTCAACAGGAGCAAAATATCTAATACCATCTTTAGACGCTTCACCATAAACCGCATCATATTCAGAATTCTCACGGTCAACCCTATAAAGTATTACAGTAAAGTTACCATCACCCTCAATTGCCTCACGGCCCATAGATATTTCTAACTCAAAATCTTCATTTGAAAAAAATTTGTTAATTCTAGTAATTGGAATCCTTTTTTCGTTTGCCATAGTCTTTTTACATAAATATTTGGGTTACCGTAAATATTCATTTAGACTTGATTTTATTTATATTTTTACTATATTATACAGAATAACAACTTTAAAAATTAACCAAATTGATAAATCTTGATGATATAAAAGGTCGTTCAGCGATTACTCTACTAGAAAACTATTCTGGTATTAATCCGTATCTTAAAAAGATGCGAAATGAATACCTGACCAATGGTAAAATACTTTTGACGGATATACAATCAAAATATATAATAGAAAATCATGAGAAAGAACCTATTTTAATTAATAGATTAATTAAAATTTCAGCTTTTTTAGGTGAAGAACTACAAAAACAAGCTGAGTTACCATTTATTCCTGAAAAAATACTAATTGAATATATTTTAGCTGATACAGAAAAAGCCTTACATGTATATGGTAAGTTAAAAAAGAATCAGAAACAATCTAAGATGTATTGGATACCTAAAACTCAATTATTAGAAGACCCATATTTTGAAGAAATTCAAATCGATGTTGATTTTTCAAAATATAATAAAATTCTTTCAAAATTTGGTAAATCACTTTACCAACACCAAGAAAGTGGTATTAAATTCTTATTAACTAGAAATGGTTGTATATTAGCTGATGATATGGGGTTAGGAAAATCAATACAATCTATAATAGCTGCATTAGAAAGTGGTGCTAAAAAGATATTGGTTGTTTGTCCATCTTCAGTTAAAATTAACTGGAAACGTGAAATTGAAGTATTTTGTAAAGATGTTGCAATAGTCAATGGTAAAAAATGGTCTGAAGCTAAATTTACAATTATAAATTTTGATATTCTTAAAAATTTTCATACATTACCGTCTAAAAAAAGTAAAAAAGATGAAAATGATATTATTGAATTAAATAGACATATAGTTAACGCTGGATTTGATTTAGCTATTATAGATGAAGCGCATAATCTTAAAAATAATAAAAGTATTCGTAGTGAAATAATGGTTGAAGTAGCCATAAGTCACGGAATTGAAAAAATGTGGTTATTGACTGGTACCCCTATTGCAAATAGGCCAATGGATTTTTATAACTTACTTAAGTTAATCAAATGTCCGATAACTGATAATTGGCAATATTTTGTTAAGCGTTATTGTGATGGTAAAAAGTTTTTTAAGACTCTTAAAAATGGTCAAAAAAAACAAATATGGTTAACCGATGGTGCATCAAATCTTGATGAACTGGCTGTTAAAACCAAGAATTTAATTATTAGAAGACTTAAGACTGAGGTTTTGGATATGCCAGATAAAGTCATTACACCTGTTTACCACGAACTTTCAGATAAAGGTTGGAAAGAATATGATATGCTTTGGGATGAATATCTTATCAAAAGAGCGGCAGAGAAAAAGAAAGGTCCAATCCAAAGAGACCTTGTTGAATTAATATTACTTCGCAAGTTCATTGCCATGCAAGCTATTCCAGAAACGATAGAGATGGCTGAAAATGCGATAGAAATAGGTAAGAAGGTCATTATCTTCACTAGCTTCACAGATGAGCTTAACGAGCTTGCTAACCACTTTGGTAAGCATTGTGTAATTCACAATGGGCCAATGAGTGAAAGAGAAAAACAAAAATCTGTTGATGCTTTTCAAAAAAATCCAGCAATCAAGATATTTATCGGAAATATCAAGTCAGCTGGTGTTGGTATTACATTAACTGAAGGTACAGTAGTTATCTTTAACTCATTTGACTGGGTTCCAGGTAATAATGAACAAGCTGAAGATAGAGCGTATAGAATTGGTCAAAAAAATGATGTAACCGTATATTATCAACTATTCGAAGATACTATTTCAACTAGAATGTGGGTTGTTGTTAGAGATAAAAAAGATATTATATCAGTTATTATGGGTGATACCAAGGTTTCTGAAGATGAAATAAACGAATTAATGATGGAAAAAATGCTTAAAGAAAATGACTAGAGTTTATAGTGTTGAAAATTGTCCTTATTGTAAGGAACTTAAAGAAATGTTAACAAAAGATGGAATTCCATTTATTGAAATTGATGTAAATAAACCAGAGAATGAATCTGAGTTTCAAAAGCTATTCGAAATAACCAAATGTGATGATGTACCAATGGTTAAGGTTGGTAATCAAATATTGGTTCCAAATGTTTCATTTAGAAGTATTACGGAATGTGCTAATTTAACCAAACAATTTTTAGGTTAATTTAACATTGTTTGATATTTATAAGAAAAAACATTATGTCAGTAAGCACAGCAGAACGTGAAAAGTTATTCAGACAATTTAGACATTCTATGGGTGCCCCTACCCGTCAAATCGAATTATTAGATGAACAACTTTGTACTTTATTAGAAATTTCAATTGAGGATTATGCTCAATATGTCCAAGAATGGTTGGTAGAACATCAATGGCAATCTCTTTTGGGTCAAAATATTGACACCACTGACATGGCCTTTGCATTAAGTGTTAGGTCTTTTGATTTAACCACGCAATATACATACGCTTATTCAAAACAAGTAGGATTACAAGCCAATGGTCCTTGGGAATTAAAAAAAGACTTTATCAATCTTGAATCTGGTCGTCAGGTTTATCAAATACCAGCTGGACGTGAAGTTAATGAAGTTCTTTGGTTAACCCCAGGTGCAGTTAGTGAAGCCCTTTTAGCAAACTATGGTGGTATAGATTATGGTTTTGGTGGTGGATTTGCTCAAATGGGTGGCGGTTACGGTACAGCAGGTACAGGTACAGGTGGTGGTCGTAGCGGTTATTATATTGCACCAGCATTTGATATTCTATTAACAGCTCAAGATATGAACCTTAAAAATAGAATTGTAAGGAGTGAATTAGTTTATAAGATTACTGCTGGGCCAGATGGTACTAAATTATTACATCTTTTAAGTACCCCAGGTTCAAAGCTTTCATTTGGTGCTGGTATTGGTGGATTAGGCAGTTCAATGTCAATTGCTGGTTGTCAAGTTTGGTACCATTATTATGATACTCATGGAAAAAATCTTGATGATTGTAGAAATGCTAACCCAGATATTATTAGAATGCCAAATGAAGTGCCTCTTTCTAAATTAGATTATTCTGATTTTAACGAACCAACCAAAACACTTGTAAGACAATTATTTATGGCTGAATCTAAAAGAGCTTTAGGTAGAACAAGAGGTAAATTTGGTGGTATAGTCGGGCCTCCAGAAGCTGAAAGAACCATGGATTATGAAACACTTATCACTGAAGGTAATGAAGAAAGAAAAGCAGTTTTAGAAAGACTTGATGCTAGACTTTTAAGACTTTCTAGTACTTCTCAATTAGAAAGAGTTGCTAATGAATCAGAAAATTTAAATAAACAATTAAAATACAGGCCAATGGGATTTTGGGTAAAATAAAAAAAGGGGTTAATAACCCCTTTTTTATTAAAATCCCCATTCATTATCCTTTGCAGGTTCTTTTGGTGTTGGAACATCTTTAACTTCAACGTTAAACTCGAATTGTTGCAGTTCAGGACTAAAGTCATCAATTGGTTCCTCTTCCTCTTCCTCATCTTCCTCATCGTCTTCATCAACTTTCTTTTCAACAATTTTAGCTGGGATTATAATTTCAGAATTATTAATCTTCTCAGCAACCTTTTTAATTGATTCAGTTAAATCAAATTCAGAAGTTGAATTTTCAAAATGAACACTAACTGACATAACCTCCAATTCATTACGATAATCTACCCATTGTTGATATCTATCATCTTGATGATTTTTGGTTAACTCATACCAGTCATGACGTTCTTTAATCTCCTTCTCATAACTTAGAATATCAATAAAGTTACCAATTATTTCACCCCATTTATGGGAAACAATATCACCATTATCAGTATTTAACTCCCCATAAGCAAATATTGCTAGAGGTATATCACTACCTTCTTTAATTCTAAGGTATTCATTATATTCAACATGTCTGAATATGTCTTTAATTTCAGATTTTTCATGAGCAATGCCTTCCTCTTTCTCAATACGTTTCCTTTCAATATATGCAGCTTTTATTACTTCAAATTCTTCCTCACTCATATTATTCGGAACCATACCAACCTTTACCCAAAATTTAATTTCTTTATCTTCCATGGTCATTAACTCTTTATAAGTATCTTGGTCTTCATCCTTATTTGGCATACCAGAAACAAGTTGACATTGAACTTCAGTAAACACTTGTCTTTCCTCAAGTTTTTCTAATTTAGTCTTTCTATCCTTTTTTATTGTTAATAGAATCTTATTTCTAATATCAGTATGAAAACAAACCAATAATGGTTTAACTTTTTTATTAAATGCTTCAAGATATTTTGCAACATTATATTCATCTCTAAGTAAATTAGATTCAATTTCTATAATATCAGCCTCAAGTTGTGCAATTTTTTCAGCATCTTTTTCAGCTGCAATAATCTTACGATAAGTTTCAATCTCTTTAACCATCTCTAAGTTATTTTCAACCACTTGAGCATCAATAAGTTTACAATTCATTTGAAGTTCAACTACACCATTGTCCTTTTTGATAGATTTAAGGTCACCATGAGATTTAGCAGTACCTGTATTTACATAATACAATGTATCCCCTAAATTTACATCTAAGTTAGCTCTAATAGCCAATTCCATATGTGCTTGCTTTGGCATAGGGTTACCAGCTTTATTCTTTTTGAAAGCTTTTTTCTTATATTCAGATAAGCTAGTTTTAACCTTAGACTTAGAAGCAATCTTAACAACTGGAATATTATAATTATAAATAAGGTCAACATATTCATAGTATAATTCAATGAATTCACTACCATTACCATTTAATAACATTCTAATAGCCTTATTCAAGAATTCTTCAATATAAACTGGCATCTTTTTAGATTTGATTGAGTTACCAACCAATTTAACCTTTCCATTTATGTCATTTGCGTAATTCTTTCTTGAGAAATTTATAGTTGATGTACATATATCATCAATGTCCAATCCCATTCTACCAATCATATATTCCTCATTAAACTCAGCCAACACTGCCTCAAGACCACTTAATTCCTGACCAGCATATTCTGTTGTTTTCCAATGAGAGCCTTTAGCTGTATATTTAACTTCATTTATATTATCTGGAAATGCAAAGTTAAAACCATCCGTATCACCCACAAGTGCTTCAAAGCCATATTTTTCACTAAAGTGACGCACCATAAGTCTTAAATATTGACGACCACGGCATGTTGTTTCTTCAGCACAATCTGAAGCACCCCAGTTAAATATATAAGGAGCACCATACGCACCAAACCAAGAGTTTGCAAGTATTTTAAGTGGTAACTGTTTTTTATCGTAAAGATTAGCCAACGCTTTATGCTTATTTAATTGCTCAGTAAGTTCAGCTATTTTTTCAGGTGAATAAGTATCCTTATTAGCCTTTATTTCAGCTTCAATTTTTTTGGCAATCTTCTTTTCTTTACCAGTTAAGAATTTAAACTTATCACGAGTATCAACTACATATGTAAGCAACCCTTCCATTACACCACTGATATCCAAATCAGGAAATATACCATGCGTTAACTCTACTTTAGGATATAGGGCGGCGTAATCGAGCTTAACAACATTTCTCGCATAACCTAACTTAAGTAATCTTGAAAGACCACCTGTAAAATCACGCTTAGATTCAGTTTCTGGGATAGCTAAGCCATTTTCATATGACCAAGCGGCCATGATTAATTTCCACTGACTTGCCGTACCCATGGTTGAACTACGACTATATGTTGTAGGTAAAAGCTTAGCGATAAGGAAGGCTGCTTGATTAAAGATTGTATCTATCTGTTCAGTTTCCCACAAGTCATCCAAAAGGTATCTTTGAATAAGATAATCACCCTTTACAATTTTATATGTATCTTTTAATGGCATCCTTTCAGATACTCTATACCAGTCACCATTTTCGTCATTAAAGGCATATTGATTTACAGTATCAGCCCATATTGTATGGATTTTATCACCTGGGATATATACACGATTCTTTTTATTAACTTCTGAATATTGTGTTATGTATTTTAACCCCCAACTCTTGATATCTGAATTAATTGCTTGGGCTCTTCTAACTGAATGAGCTATATCAATTATATTGTAACCAAACATATATGTCTGATTATATGTTTCCATTTCACCGCCTAACTTAAGCATTGCTGGCTTTCTTTTGAATTTAGTGTGCCCATCTAAACTAGTCGCTATTTCAGATAAATCCAAAGATAAACGTTCACATCTATCAACAATAAATGTCCAGTCAAATGATTCTGAGTTATACCCAGTGATTATATCTGGTTTTAAATAATCAATTGTTTTAAAAAACTTTATAATATTTTGACGCTCACAATCTCTTTTTTCTTGAAGAGTTTGACCTTTGGTTTCAAGTACATATTCAAATCCTTTGGTATCTCGCATACCTATTTGGAATATAGCGTCTTTACTACCATAAAGACCTTCAGTTTCCAAGTCAAATTGAAATCTATGTAGGTCTCCATAATCATCCATACCATTAAAGATACGAACACCAGATTGAATCATAAATTGTTCAACTGGACTAAACATAAAGAATAATTTGGAATATTCTTTTGAGAATACATCAATACCACCATCTTTGAAATATCTAACTAAATCATTGTAGGATTTGGTACAAGTTGCGATATATCTATAACCATTTTCTAATCTTTTTGGAATATTACCGTCAGCATCACTAACTTTAAGTCTTTGACTCTTAATACCATGATTTTGAGCCTCTTGCATTGTTTTGACCTTATTACCACCATAAAGAAGCTTACCAACGTCTTCTTTAAACCAAACAAATGGCTTGAATGGATGTTTTTCAAGTCTTTTACCAGAATCTGGGTCATTTATTATTAGGGTAACAAATGGGTCATTATAATTAGCTTCAATACCAACAACATACCTTTTTGGGTTACTACCATTTAGAAACGATTCAATAATTGACGTGTCAACTTTAACTTTACTCATACTATAATTTTGGCAAATATACAACCATAATTATATAATTGCAAGTTTATAGCTTAAAATAATCTTTTAAACTTTATAAAGTTTAACAAATATACGAGATATATCTGACATATGCAAATATTATCTTATTTTTTTATACTACCGTCTAATATGTTTATAAATAATTCTTCTTTAATAGGGACTATAAGAGTACCAGTACCATCAAGAAATTCTATAGTAAATTGAGCAACATAACGACCAGCTTTACTTGTTTCGTGAGATGTAAATTGATAAGTTAAATAATACTCTTCAGTAACACAACTTTGCGGTGTTACCAATGATAAACCAGTTGGTTTTAATCCAATACGTTTAACTCCAGTAATAACATCAGTCATACTAAAAAATATATTAGCGTTTTGAACCTGCTCAAAAAATTTTTCAAAATCATTTCTACCATCTTGAATCAATTCTAACTTTAAGACTGGTAAAGTTGAGTTTTTATTTATAAAGAATTCCATTTTTTTTAATTAAATTATTCGCACTTTAATAAATATCTTTAATATCAATAAAATTTAAATCACAAGCATAGAATTTAAATTTAGATATACCACCAATGAAACTACCTGCAAAGTTTTGTTCAATTGGTAATCCTAAATCACCTAAATCAATTCCATCAAATGTTAATGTTTCTATTAACCCTTGAGTGCCACCACCAAGACTTATGTTAAAAGGAACTCCTATTTGTTTTTCCATGTGTTCATTAAGTCTTTTACCTATAAATTCTGGAAAACTATTAACTATGAATTTAAGTTTCCTATCAACATAAAACATAAGTTTACCAGTTCTGGCTGGCTTTATTTTCAAATCGCAATCAAGTAAATAATCCGTACTAAATCTAATCACAATATTTGTCCAAGTCATATCTGGAACCATACCTGCACTTGAATATCCTTCATGAATTGTAACACCGCTAACATATGTGGTACCAGAACATTGCCCAGTGAATGTCAACAGTCTATATCCGATACTACCATCATCTTTTATTCTAAATCCTAACGCATTGTCGATAATATCTAACTTATAGTCTATATTGTCAAATTCTATTGACCTAGTAAATCCTGAAAATGACCAAGCTGTTTGATTACCAAACCCACTTGGAGCTGTATTGCATGGGTAAAAGCTTGAATTACCTTGACCAGCTTGACCAAAAATCAAAAATGGGTTTTGAGTATTACTTATTACTGTTTTAGGTGTAATTATCACCTTAGGGTTTCCATCATAAGACCAAGCTGTTTGGTCACCAAACCCACTTGGAACCGTATTACACGGATAAAAACTTGAATTACCATGCCCAGCTTGACCAAAAATCAAAAATGGGTTTGTTATTTCAGTTCGATTAGTTTGGTCTGGGTAAAGTGTTATAGTTTCACCAGTATGAATAATACTATGAATAGCCATTTGGCTTTCTTTGGGTATTGTACACCATTTACTTATTGTTTCAGTACATGCTGTTGTAGCGGTACACGCACTTGTGCAACCAGTATCAGCACCATTGAATAAATCCCAAAATTTATTCTCAGCTCTAGTACCCATATAAAAGAATAACCCTTTATTATTTGGATATTGGTCATTTAAAATTGGTGAGCTTGAACACATTGTATTATCTCTCTTTAAAGTAAAACAGAGTGTAAAGCCATCATTCATCCTATTTGGAAAAACTTGGTAATTAGTACCGTCAATTTTATAATATCCTTGATAAAATCCACCACAAAATCTTGCGTAGTCACCGTTAGAGTCAGCTATTATATCAACTGGATATATAAAGTTTCCAGTCATACCAGAAACCAAATTCAAATGCAAACGTTTATCTCCAGATGTTATTACAAGTGTCGAACCAGTCAACGCTGACAACATTGCTTGGTTTGTTGGGTCTGATTGGTCTTTAGTAAATGTTACCAAACCATTATCAATACCCGTAAGTCCTATTGTATTTAGGGTATAGCCAGTATTTGTAGCACCAGTCCAAGTAGCAAGACTTGAAATAGTATTAGGTGATTCAGGTGTGAATATATTAGGATTGCTAAAATCAAAATCAGCGATAAGACAACCACTGAAGTCAATTGGACCTATTGGTGTTGAATCATCTGATAGATAGAAATCCCAATAATCACTATTGGATAGCTTTATATCTAATTTCCTGAAGTCAAAATTTTTAATGTTTCCCATATCTTTTTATTATAAATATTACTTATATTTTAAAACCCTTCTAAGATTAAAAACCCACTTGAATTACTACCATTTAAAGAAATACCACTTATACTTATAGTTGGTATCAACC